TTATCAGCTGATGAAAAGAAATTCTATGAGAACTTATCAGAGGACGAGCTTGACGCTTTGGTACTTGCGGAAGAACTGACGCAGGCAGAACAGGAAGCATACAAGGCTATGTCACAGGTTGAAAAAGCTTCTTACGCTGCCGGGCTTGCAGGACAGCGAGGCATGACCGGACTCTTGACGATCCTTAACGCAAGCGACGAGGACTTTAAGGCATTGACCGAGGCGATATATGGCTCTGCCGGGGCAGCAGAATATATGGCCAACGTAAAGACTGATAATCTGAAGGGAGACTTGGCAATCCTTAAGAATAATATTCAGGATGCCGGAGTAGAGCTTTACGGAACATACAGCGGAACTTTAAGGGAACTTACACAGGGAGCTACGGAGTGGATCAGGGAGAACATCAAGAACATTCCTAAGTGGGTGGACCAGATATCGGCACAGATGGCAACGCTTAAGAGAAAAGCAGGCAAGTACTTAGAACCGGTATTTAATCTGATAGTCGGTACCGGGAAGTGGTTAATTAAGAATAAAAATAATGTTATAGGAGTTTTGACCGGCATAGGTTCAACGCTTGTACTGTATAAGATAGCTTCAAATATCAGCCATGTTATAACAGGCTTAAAAACATTCTTGGCCACAGCTAATCCGGTAGCACTTGCAATAACAGGTATCGCAACTGCAATAGGTACTCTTGTGGGTATATTCACAGCATACAAGCTTCAGGAACAGGAACTTATTGACAGCAACCTTGCAGATCATTTCGGAGATATAACGCTCACCATGAAAGATCTGGATAGCGTAGCAAGGGCAATAGTTGACGGCGGTTCAATGGAAGAACTTAAAAGACAGCTGGAAGCCTTTGACGAATTGGAATCCCTGAGAGACAGCATCCAGAATCATTTTGATGAGATAAACAAGATTACCTGGAAGGTATCACTTGGATTTGAATTAAGTGGAGATCTTAAGGATCAGTATTTGTCAGAAGTTGAGGAAGCTGCAAAAGAGCAAAACCAGTATGCAGCGGATACGGCTTATATTGTAGACCAGCTTTTCCCTGAAGAAGATGCAATATCCCTAAAGGTAAAAGAATTTTACAAAGACAATATGATGACAATGCAGAAGTTAGGCGAAGAGTTGGCAAAGCTTGTTAACGGTGCCTACGAGAAAGAACTGCTTGAATCATCAGACATAGACCTTATAACCAAAAAACAGCAGGAAATGGCGGAGATACAAAAGATAATATCTCTTAGCGAACAGGATGCAAAACTTGCACTGCTAAATCAAAAGTTTGGTTCAGGTGCTGCATTGGACGCTGAATCATTCCAAAATCTACAGAAAGAACTTGAAGAAGTCCTGGAAGAAAACACCGAAGTATTCAACGAATATTATGTTAAGAAATATGCAGCATTAAAGACGGCAGAAGAGGCGGCAAGAAGGGAAGCGGTTGAAAGCGGTACCACATTCAATGAAGAAGAGTGGATAGCGAAGTATGACGAGCTTAACACTGAAAAGATACTGAACATTGCAGAACAAAGACAGAAATCTTTAGAGTTTCAGATGGAAGCCATAACAAGTGCTTATGGAACCGAACTTGAAACATACCGTAATGAAAGGGACAAGATACTAAAAGAATACCTCGATCCTTCTCTTGCGTGGGACTGGAGCTATGAATATGGTCGTCCAGCAATAATGCTCAATGAAATGCTCACGCAGTTATATGGTGAATCTAATATAAACGAAACCAGCAGAAAAGCGGTAGAGGAACTTATAGAAAATCTTGAAGGCCAGCTTGCGGATCTCTTGTCAATGTCTAAAATGAAGGGGCTAACAGAGGAAGCAGAGGCAATTCTTAAAGAACAGATAAACGGAGTCAAAGATCAGATTGCGGAGCTTATGTCTTTCTCCGGAAGATACGGAGAAGGCACAGAGGCAGACCTTTACGAAGCATTGAATAAGATGCTTGAAGAAGGAAGTCTTGACGAGGGACAAGCTTATGTAGCCGAAGAGATAAAGAGATTTCTGCATTATAACGGTTCAGAGTACCTGACAGAGACGGAAGAAGAAGTGAACAGATGTTACTCAGAAACTAAGAGGCTTATTGAAGAAGCATACAGAGAAGGCTTTGACGTAAATCCTGAAGTGAGAGTACATTTGGGGCAAACGGTAGATAAGCTTTCGACAGTCACTTCTTATAACGTATTCGGTTCCGATACTCCGGACTATATCAGAGATTTATACGCTCAACACAATGCAAGGGGCGGACTGATAAACAGCGAAACATTATCATGGCTGGCTGAAGATGGTCCTGAAATGGTAATACCGCTTGACGGAAGCAGAAGAGCATTTGAATTATGGCAGCAGGCCGGACAATTTATGAACGGAAGCTTACTTGACAGCTTGCAGGGCGGAGACGGAAATGCAGCACTTACGGGCGGAAGCGGCGAAGTCACGATAGAATACAGTCCAGTACTTCAATTCTATGGCGAGGCACCGGACAGGAACGATCTTGACGAAGCTCTGAGAATGAGCCAGGATGAGTTTGAAACAATGATGGAGAAATACCTTAAGAAGAATGCAAGGCTTGCATTCTAAACAAGATTATCAAGGCTGCTTGCCGGGGAACGCAAGTTGCACCGGTGCAACTTCTGATAAAGACATGGGAATCCGTGTCAGACCTCTTTGAGGATACAGGGCGGAGCAGTATTGGACGCTGCTCCGTGACTGTACCCGTAGAAAATCAGGTGGTGTCACTGGAAACAAACTCGTGTACCTTGTACCCGACGTGGTTTTAGAACAAGAGCGTTACGAGCGAAGATACTTAAATGACGGATAAAATGGCAGGTTTCCCGTCAGCCACCATCATAGAATATAAAAGCAGCGGAGGGTTAGGACAATGGCTAAGACATACAAGACTATATCGGGCGATACCTGGGACAGTATAGCAAAGAAAGCGTATGGTGATGAAATGGCTGTTTCGTTCCTTATGAGTCAAAACCAGCCGCTGCTTTCTAAGTATTTTGTATTTCCGGCAGGAGTAAAGGTTACAATCGAAGATCCCCCGACAGCTGATGATGGACTTCCACTGTGGAGATTTTAGGAGGTAGCAGATGGCAAAACCGAGAAGAACAGCTGTTAAGGTTACATACGGATACAATTCAGCAATAACGGAATCCGGCAGCGAGGATGAAACCTTGATAACACCTGAGACAGCAAAGAAGGAAAAGAAGAAAGAGACAAAGACGACAACAGAATCCACGGAAAGCAAGGGCTTTGGCGGTAAGGCCGTAAAGCTGATAGAAAAACCGACAAAGGATATGTCGTTTGCAAGGGATTAAACCTACTTAAGTATATACTTAAGTAGGCACAAACAGGGGCAAGAGGTACGATATGGCAAGCAATAAGATTGAAGTCGCTTATGATAACAGCGGAAAACCTTTAGGAAAACTTATAGCCGACAATATGGAAAGCCTGTCATATACGGACGTAGCAAGCGGAAAGTCGGACAGTATAAGCCTAACGATAGCTGATATAGACAAAGAGTGGATAAACTACTATATGCCTACAAAGGGAGCCGAGGTGTCAATAAAGATTGTACCGAAGGACTGGGAAAAGGCTAAGGCTTTTGAATGCGGAACCTTTGTTATTGATGATATATCACTGTCCGGGGCACCTTACGAATGTTCACTTGGCGGTGTATCCATCCCGGCCAACCAGGATTTCAAATCGAATCCCATAAACAAGACATGGGAAAAGGCAACGCTTCAGGAGATAGCGGTCAAGATAGCAAAGGCGGCAGGGGTAAAGCTCTACTATGAAGGCTCAGAGATAACCATTGCAGAGATAGAACAGAATAACGAGACAGACAGCTCATTCCTCTACAGCCTATGTGAGAAGTACGGTATGGCCGTCAAGGTATATAACAAGAAGATTGTTATATACGATCCGGTCCAGTACGAAGCAAAGGCAGCAGTACGGAAGATAAGCGAAAAGGAAATGATTAAGTGGTCATATAATACCACAGTCGAAGGAACCTATACCGGAGTAACGCTCAAATGGAATGATGCCGACAAGAAGAGAACGGATCCCGACAGAAAGGTTGTAGTCACTCTGGGAAAGAAAGGCAGGATGTATTCTTTCAATTCTCAGGTAACGAGCCGGTATGATGCAGAACTTCAAGCGGCGGCAAAGGTAAACGAGGCAAACAGGAAAGCCGAGACTATGAATATTACGGTACCGGGCGAGTACGGCATAGCAGCTTCTCAGTGCGTACAGATTACGGACTTAGGAAAGATAAACGGAAAGTACTTTGTTGATACTGTAAAGCATTCGGTAACGGGAAGCGGATACACTACACAGCTGTCACTCCACAAGGTACAGACCGCAATAAAGGTCAATGTGACGCAGAAGGAAAAGGAAGCAGAGAAGAAAAAGACTTCAAGCACAAAGAAGAGTTCCGGCACCAAAAAGAAATCAGGCGGAGAGAGTTATTCGGAGAAAGCCTTAAAGCTCATGGAAAAGAAGAGCACGAAGGGACTTAAGTTTGTACACTAAGGGAGGCTTGATAAATGGATAACGTGAGAATAGGCGAAGTCACACAGATATTCCCGGAAGAGGGAAAAGTAAAGGTATGTTACGAGGATGATGATAACGCATCCTGCAAGCTTCCAATACTGATGTTTAACGGCGAATACCTTATGCCAAAGGTCGGAGACATAGTACTGACATTACACAGACCTTCAGGAAGCAGCGAGGGCTTTGTATTAGGCAAGTACTACTCAGAAGAGAACGAAGTTACGGCAGACCTTGAAGAAGGCGAGATATACCGCAAGGATATTACAGAGGATACGTTCGTTTCAGTAACTGAGGAAGATCTTACAAAGATAGAGACGAAACGGTTTTTGCTGAAGGGCGAGGATGTAGAGCTGCAGCTTGATGATGAAGAAGGGAACCACCTGATAACTGACGATATGCTGATAAAGTCAAAATCCGGTACGCTGGAGATAGAAGCAGGCGGAGACATGACGGTTTACAGCAAGGGCGGAATAGATGTTGACACAGACGGAACAGCTGATGTTAATGCTGCAAACATAAACCTTACAAGCGGTGCAGACATAAATCTTGCAGGTTCCTTTGGAAGTACTACGGTTGGAGAGTTGATAGAAAGGATCGCAGCACTCGAAGAGGCAATACAGAATATGAGCTGAGGGGCAGCAGGACGGAAGGAGAGCAAAAATGAAAATCGGAAACTTAGGGAAACTGATAACTTTTTCCGTTTCAAGCAAAAAGATACTTACATTTGAAAGCATGAACAAGACGGTCAAGGGCAGGTGGACAACACATTCACTGATACAGAAAAAACCGAGACCGGAGTTTCTGGGAGCAGACAGACAACAGGCCACATTAGAGATACTGCTTGATGCCACTTTGGGAGTCAATCCCCGGAAGATGTTAGAAAAGATAGAAAAGGCGGTTGAAAAAGGAACGCCGCTGACATTTGTAATAGGCGGAAAGAAGATAGGCAATAACCAGTGGGTAATAGAATCCGTAAGCGAGACATGGGACAGGGTAATGCTGGACGGAATACTTGTTAAGGCTAAAGCCAGCCTGACACTATCGGAGTATTTATAAAAGGAGACAAAATGGCAGAAGTATATATAACCGGAGAGGACGAGGGTTTCAGCCCTGAAGAATTTGAGGATGTGGTTATGTGCTTAAAGACGCTGCTTTCAGTCAGGGCAGGGAGCCAGCCACTTGACCGGGAATTTGGAATCGACTACGAGGGAGTAGTCGGATATCCCGATCCTATAGCAGAGAATACTCTATCGGTCGAGATCATAGACAAGGTTAATACCTACGAGCCAAGAGCAGAAGTTGACAATGTTTACTTTACTCCGGGCGAGAACGGACAGCTGGTACCGCACGTTCATTTTGTGAAGAATGACAACTACGAACCGGAGACTGAAGAAGAAACCGAGGAAGAAGAATAAGACCAGGAGGACAAAGGGCATGAATTATGATAATTACCCGGATGTGAGTTTTATAAACAATGAGACTTGCGAAGGCGTGTTAACACAAATGATAAATGATTATCAGGATATGTACGAAGCAGAGACGGGAAAGAGTCCTGTTCCTCTGGCCAAGGGAAACCCGAACAGGCTTATACTTGAAGCCTGTGCCTTGCAGATTTATCAGGCTATGCAGTTTGCAGATTTTGCCGGTAAAATGAGCTTGCTTTCATACGCTTACGGAGATTATCTTGATGATCTTGCAGCACTCAGGGGAACGGAAAGAAAGACCGAGGAACCGGCTAAATGCACTCTGAGGTTTTCTATAGCATCTCCGTTGGCATCTGCTGTATCAATCCCCGGAGGATGCAGGGTAACGAACGGAAACAACGTATTCTTTGCAACGGATGAATATACAGAAATCCCGACCGGACAGACCTATGTTGACGTAGGTGCAACCTGTACGGAAGCAGGAGCAAAGGGAAACGGCTTTGTAGTGGGCGAGATAAACGCAATAGTGAATACGCTGCCTTATGTTGTGTCCGTTTCTAACATTACTGAAACGTTCGGCGGAGCTGATACCGAGAGCGACGAAGAACTGAAAGAAAGAATATACGACTTAGGCAAGGGATATTCTGTAGCAGGATCCATAGACGCTTATGTTTACCAGACAAAAGAAGCAATGCGAGGCATAGGGGATGTGAGAGTCACATCACCTTCAGCCAATGTAATAAACATTACATTCACGAAAGATGATGGTTCTTTACCTTCAGCGGCAGAGATACAGGCAGTAAGTGATTATCTGAGCGACAAGACCATAAGACCGCTGGGAGACAGTGTAAATGTTGCGGCACCTTCCACAACGACCTACGATATCGACCTGACATATTACATAGCACAGAGCGACAATGCAGTTGTTGCTACCATTCAGGCAAATGTTGCAAAGGCGGTTGACGAGTACAACAAGTGGCAGACGGCGAAGATAGGAAGAGACATAAATCCTGATTACCTCACAAGGCTTATTATGGAAGCAGGGGCAAAGAGAGTAGTTATCACTGATCCTTCAAGAACAGTTGTAGCTGAGGATGTACTTCCTAAGACAGGAACGGTAACGGTAAATTACGGCGGTACCGAAGCTGATTAAAAGAGACAATTTCTATCGTATTTTGTAAGTCCCCATACCCGGAACTGAAACCGTCCCGTACATCACGGGACGGGGAAGGTACCGGACAGGGCAGGGAAGAGGGTAAAATGATTAGTCTGTACGACAGCGAGATAAAAGAAATACTGCCGGAAGTCTTATCTATACAGCCGGAAGTCAGGGCAATATCCTACGCTATCAATATGGCACTCAAAAGGCTTCTGACATATTGCAAGAGTACGGGAGTTTATTCAAGCATAGATGAACTGGGCGAAGAAGTACTTGACCTTTTGGCCATAGAGTTTGACGCACTGTATTATGATATGTCATTGCCTTTGGCCAACAAGAGAAAAATTATAAAAGACACGCTGCCACAATACTTAAGAAGCGGAACGGTTGGGGCAGTTGAGGATCTTATCACTACTATATTCGGCGGCGGCGAGATTGAGGAATGGTTTGACTATGAGGGAACGCCCGGACATTTCAGACTGTTTGTAGACATAACGGACAGTGCGGATAATCCAGTAAGTGAGATGGATGAAACGGCAATGGAAGAGAAGCTGGAGAGAGTTAAGAAATACTCACAGCATCTTGACTCGTTTTCATGGATGATAAAGCACACAATAGAGATCAAGAAGAAAATCGAACAGTGGGCTTGCATGGTTCCTGAGTGTGGAATGCTTTATTGTGGCACATACTGGATGCCTTCAACAATAGGCTATACAGACAAAGACGGAATAAATATACAGGCAAGACCTGAGCTTTACGAGAATGACCAGCCGGAAGCAGGAACACTTCCAGTTGTTTCAACACTTGGTTATTCTGTTAACGGTACCGAAGAAGTAGATGCAGCGGTAGACGCTTATAACGGCGATTCGGCGGAATGCGGCGAAGAAGAGACAGGAACATTGCCGAGGGTAGCAACACTCGGTTATAGTGCGAACAATCAAATAGATATCTGGAACAGCAAGGTTAAGGCATACAATTCAGAGTATGCACTCTGCGGTGTAGTTATATGCGGAGAGACAGATTAAGAGAGTAAATTTTTAGAAAGGAGATAAGAAAAACATGGCATTCTTTACTAACACATTTCTCAACAAGAGAAGAGGGGAACTGCTGAGAAGCATTGTCAAATTTCAGTACCAGACAAACAACTCTACTTGGAGAAATGCCACAATCAATTCTAAAGAACTCAACGGAACGGATGTAGTAGTCTATGTGAATTGTCCGTCAAGCGGAGCTGCCGACACTATAACCGCCGTCAGGATTTATGACGTAGAAGGAGATCTTGCCGGGCAGCAGTCCATCAGCTTGACAAGAACGAGCCTTAATGCGGCACTCTTAAGATTCACATTTCCGTTGATAGAAACCTAATGGGAAGGAGGTATAAAAGATGTATCCGAGAACTTATTGGCTTAACCATACCGTAGACCAGCACGGACAGGTTATTCAGCAGGGGACGTTAATGGACCAGGATCACTTCAACAATGTGGAAGTCGGTGTTTCCGACAGCTACCTTGCACAGCAGATTAGCAGGTTTAAGCAGATTCAGGAAGATTACGACACTTTAAGTGAAGTAAAGAGTGTATCGCTTGCAATGAATGCTTTACCCTGGCCATTCAACAACAAGGAAAACACAGTAGCTTTATCACTGCTCAGAGAACACACAGACTACAGCGTTGAAGTTGAAGTTGTTTCCTACAGCGGCGGAAGGCTTGGCAATATTCAGGTCAAGGACAGAGCCTTAAACGGTTTCAAACTGCTCCATGACGGAAGTGCCACAACAGTTGATGTTATCGTAAGGATAACAGGCGGAATGATAAACTAAAGCAAAGGCTTTACAGAATAACCGAAAGGAGAAACAGAAATGAACGTAGTTGAAAAGAATGCCGGAACCAAGATTGATTACGAGGTTAACGGCACAAAGATCAGTTTCAATGATGATGAACTCACGCTCAACCTTGCGAGATACCAGAAGGATGATGTGGTTATGAAGGATATCATGGTTGATTCTGAAGGTTTCCTGACTTTAGGACAGGGAAGCTACTATGTAGCTCAGGTCGAGATCCCGGCAAAGGAATACGACGAGACCACAGAAACTGTAACAGAAGTAGTTGACGGTGAAGAGGTTGAAAAGGAAGTTATCAACAGGACTGCAAAGCCCTTAGATATGGATAAGGTTACACTTTACCTTTTCAGCATTGACGGAATTTATATCAACTAAGGAGGAAAAAGTACAAATGGCTAATTTTGATATGGCGGAGCTGGCACTTAAGAGTGTAGCCCCTACAAATAAGATCGTCTATGACGACAAGGAAATGCCGAGCATTATGGTTTATATACCTAAATTCAGACTTTGTGATGTGCTTTCAACAGCAGATACAAGCGTACACCCTGCATTCAGAAGAAACGGCGTTGAGATCCCCGGATTCTATGTAGGCAAATATGCGACAAAGCACTACAACGGCAGAGCTTACAGCCTTCCCGGTGAGGATCCTGCAAACAGTGCAAACCTTGATACATTTGTATCATACGCAAGAGCAAAGGGTGCCGGCCATCACGAGATCACAGCTGTTGAGTGGGCTGCTATCGCTTTATGGTGTCACAAAAACGGAACTGAGCCTAAGGGCAACAACAACTATGGCAAGGATGCTTCTGAAACTCTTTACAAGGCTATTCCTTCATGTCCTCTTGATGCTTCCAACAGAATACAGAGAGTAGGCACCGGTACCGGTCCTATTACCTGGTCACATGACGGAACACTTGAAGGCGCCTGGGATATGAACGGTAATGTTAACGAGTGGTGTACTGGTTTAAGACTTAAGTATGGCGAGCTTCAGATTCTTGAAGATAACAACGCATCACTTGATACAGCAGACCTTTCAGATGAGAGCAATGCTTGGAAGGCTATCAGTGCAGCTGACGGAAGCCTTATTACTCCTCACAGGGACGCAAACAACAAGTATGACGGCCAGACTTCAGGTTCTATCAAGCTTGACTATGTTTCAAGTAAGTGGAAGTACGTTACCACTATCAGCGGAACTACAGGAAGTTACAACTGCCAGTTTAAGGATATCCAGGTTGACTCGGACATCAGTGCAGCAGCACAGCTCTTACTTCAGGCACTTGCTATGTATCCCGACGCAAGCCTTACCGGAGCCGGAATTGATACCACCTATGGCGGAGACTATTTCTACGCTCATAACGGCGAAGCGGAGCGTTCGCTGTATCGTGGGGGCAGCTGGAGCCGTGGGGCTTTTGCTGGTGTGTTCTTCTCGTTCCTCAGCGCCCACCGTTCCGGTGTCGACGCTAGCGTCGGCGGTCGCCCTGCTTATATTGAGTAACTGCACACCGAAACCCGGCACACTGACGGGGTGAGCGGTAGCGAACCCCTACAGAAAATAAAGATTACCTACTGCATACAAAACAAAGTATGCAGTAGGATTTGAAAAGGATTTGAAGATTATATGGAAAGCCCAAAAGAACCGGCAAGCAATTATGAACCGTTCAGACTCAAAGAGAAAATCGGAGAGATGATACAGTACGGAAGGCCGCTTGTGAAAAACTTCCCACGAAAAGACAGGGACCTTTCGGACGATATCAGAAGTGCTATGAACAAGATGTACCATCTGGTAGTTGAGATAGAAAGAAAGTACTTCAGAAAGACAACTACCCAGGAGCTTGACATAGAACTTGAATGGATGAGGCTGTTAATCAGAATGGCAGCAAATAAAGACGCTAACGGAAGATTTCCACCACCACTCTCACAACATCAGTACGAAGTCTGGTCGAGGTATATGAGCGAGATCGGGAAACTTTTAGGAAAGTACATTAAATCTTTGAATAAATAGGGAACAGGCTATCTCGTTCGCTGTATCGTGGGGGCAACTGGAACAATGGGGCTAATGCTGGTGTGTTCTTATCGAACCTCAACAACCACCGTTCCAATGTCAACGCTAACATCGGCGGTCGCCCTGCTTATATTCTACTAAGACTTGCTACTGTAACAGAAGAGGGCTGTTTCTTAAGGGACTCAGCACAGAGTACAGATTATAAGGAGCTTGTTTCCATTCTGAAAAGAAAAAATACTTTTTCTGTGGAGGCGGCAACGTCACACACAGAGGCTTAAAATGAATGAAAACTTAATAAACACAATAAACAATGCGTGGGATGATATATGCAGTTATCCGAGTCTGATTAAAGCTCACGAGAACGCCAGGAAGGGCAAACGGTACCGGCCGGAAGTATTAGGCTTTACATCAAAGCTTGAAGATTATCTGATAGAGATACAGGATAAGCTGAAGGATGGAACCTATGAGCTTGGACCGTACCGGAAACTTTGGGTAAGCATACCGAAGAAAAGGCTTGTAATGGCTCTGCCGTATATGGACCGAATAGTACAATGGTCAATATACCAGTATATCAATCCGATATTTGACAAAATGATGATAGAGGATTCCTACGCTTGCCGGCATAACAAGGGAAGCCACAAAGCAGCACACAAGCTTCAGTACTGGATGCGGCAAGCGGAACGGAAGCCCGGTAACGGATGGTATTATCTTAAGCTTGACATAAGCAAATTCTTTTACCGGGTAGACCACGAGGTATTGCTGAAGATCCTTGCAAAGAGGATTAAAGACGAAAAGCTTATGAAATGTCTGCAAGGCATTGTCAACAGTACAGCAGAACCGTTCGGACTTCCTAAAGGCAAGTCGCCGCAAGAGGTACCGCAGGAAGAATGGCTATATGAAGTTGGGATGCCGATAGGAAACCTTACATCACAGCTGTTTGCAAACATCTATCTGAATGAATTAGATCAGTACTGCAAACACATCTTGAGGATACGCCGCTATATGCGGTATATGGATGATATTGTCATACTCGGAGGATCAAAGCCGGAGCTGAAAGAAACGCTTGAAAAGGTCCGGGCATTTCTTGGAGACGAGCTGCACTTAGAGCTTAACAAGAAAACCTGCATCAGACCTATAAAGTGCGGTATAGAATTTGTCGGGCTGAATATAAACACAAGAAGGATAAAGCTTAGGAAGAGCACTACGCAAAGGATAAAGAGGGAAGTCAGGGGAATTTGTGATAAGTATGCTGACGGAAGAATGAACCGGGAAGCATTCGACAGGAGAGTTGCGAGCATAAGAGGACTGCTTACTCATGCGGACACAAGAGGGTTAAGGAACAGGCTAAACGGAATATACATTAGGGCAGAGCAAAAGAAAATGTACAGGGAGGACAAAACTAATGGACGATATGGCGGAGATAATATCGGACTTGAACAAGATAATAATGATCCAGGGCGGAATAATAGACAGGATATCGAGCAAACTGTTAGAGTACCTGGAGATTGACGAGATAGATAAACTTTTTGAAGGTAAGGAAGAAGTCGAGAAGCTTCTTGACAAATACAAACCTTAACATTCACAAGGCGAAAGCCGGAAGGGAGGCAACATGAAATTATCTGACAAGGTTTACAACATTTTGAAGTGGGTAGCTCTTATCTGTATTCCTGCGGTGGTTACATTTCTTTCTGTAGTCTTAGGAGTACTTGAAGTAGATCCCAAGACTATCAACATAGTAGTTACCATCATAGCAGCTATCGGAACACTGATAGGATCCCTTATCGGAGTGAGCACGGCAAACTACAACAAGGACAAACAGGAAGGAGGCGGCACAAATGGCTGAATGGAAACCGGGGCAGGACATATTAGATTTTGACGCATACCTTTACAAGGAATTAGAGCTTGCCAGTATCTATGTATTAGGCGGCCAGGGAGAAAGAGTAGTTGATATCCTACCGAGGATACCATCTATGGAAACTACTGAAAGAGTAAAGCAGATCCTTCAGAGGATAAAAGACAACTTCCTGAAGTTATCCAACTGGTCGATATATAACGCACACGCCTTTGACTGTTCGGGGCTCGGCACTGTCTATTTTATCCAAAAAAAATTGATACCAGGGGATACAACAGCTGACGGACTCTACGAGAAATACTGTACGCCTATAAAAAAATCAGAATTAAGAGATGGCGACATGGTATTCCAGCAGGGAACAAAGACCGTAGAGGTTACGGATGATAAGACCGGCAAGAAGATAAAGAAGCAGGTCAAATATATGCACCATGTAGGCTATTATGTAGGCGGCGGCAAGGTAATTGAGGCGAAAGGAAGGCTGTACGGGGTAGTAGAAAGCGAGTACAACACGAACAACTGGGGCCATGCAGGACGGCCGAAGTTCTGGGGCGAGGGTCCTAAGCCTGGAAAGATCGTAATAAGTAGAGAGCTTTACTATAAGACAGACGGAAAAACTTTAATGCACGGAGATGATGTTAAGGCTTTACAAATTCGCCTGAATGAGTTGAAATATAATTGTGGCAGCAACGACGGAATCTTTGGAAAGAATACGGATATTGCCGTAAGAAACTATCAGTCTGACAACAAGCTGACAGTTGACGGCATAGCCGGAAAGAATACCCTTACTAAGCTCGGCTTTGAGTGGGGAGGCGGTTGACAAATGGAATCATCAGCGATAATATCTATAATCGTAGCTTTGATATCATCCGGCGGAACGCTCGTAGGAGTCATCCTATCAAACAAAAACAATACCCTGAAGATGATAAATGAGATGGAAAAGCAGCAGCTGATTTATAAGGCAGAGCTTGAAAAGCAGCAGATAACAAACAAGGCCGAACTGGAAAAGACACAGGCTGTAATAAATACTCAGATTCAGGAACTCACAAGAGAAGTCAGGGAACATAATCATTTTGCACAAAGGATCCCGGTAGTAGAGGAACAGATAAAAGTTGCTAACCATAGAATACAGGATCTCGAAAAGCAGAATAAATAATTATTGAAATATAAAAAATATTATGGTAGTATGGTTTAGAAAACGTAGGGTTAAGTTATTTTGTGAGACTGATATTGCCGGCATCTTGCCGGTGGCATCTTGAAAGACTTGATATTAAAGGGGTTCGACCTGCCTTTTAATCAAGTTGTCAGGGGTTCGAATCCCCTGTGGCTCAGACAAGCAAAAACCTTGAAAGTCGTTGAAAAATAACGATTTTCAAGGTTTTTTGTTTGCGTTGAAATCGGTTGAAATTGGTTGAAACAAGTTGAAATTCGTCTTGCCGGAGACTTGCCAGAGGGGTATTTTTGACCTCAATCTTGCCGGAAATCTTGCCAAAAAGAAAAGCACCTTTTACGGTGCTTTTTATTATGCCTTTTACATCAGAGTACCATGTCGGCCAACTTGTCAGCGGTTCCTTCTTTTTCTGCATCAAGGTGTGAATATATTTCAAGTATCATTCTATAGCTTGAATGTCCCATCTGCCTTTGACATTCTTTCAGGCTCACGCCTCTGTAATAGCACTCTGTACAGTAGTTATGCCTTAAGGTGTACATTGTTATACCTGCATCAGATAAATGGGCTTTACGGAGGATTCTGGCAAATATAGCCTCATAATTATATTTGTGCAGTATCTGTCCTTCGTGTTCCTGATCCCCGAAAAGATTATCATAGGGGAGAGACTGGCTATATTTTACCAGCTGCTTAATAAGGGACTGCGAAACGATAATATTACGGATGGAACTTTCTGTCTTTGGCAAGGATATTGAAACAGGAGAGCCGCCGTCAAACTGAACGGATTTATTTATTATGATACAGCTATTCTTTACGTCAATATCTTTCTTAGTCAGTGCGTACATCTCTGAAGGCCTACATCCGGTACCGTACAGCGTCATTAAGAATGCACGTTCCATAGGAGTAAGTATAGTACAGCGGAGCTTTTCTTTCTCTTCTTTGGTGAGTGCCCTTTTCTCTTTTGAGTGGTGCCGGGGAAGCTCTATGTCAATACAGGGGGACTTTACAATTAGACCGTCTTTAATGCAGGAATTGAAAATCTGCTTTAATACCATAACCATCTGCTCACAGATCCTCGGATGATCCGATTCGCTGTTGACCATCTGCTGTATCATCATTCGGTTTACTTCACGGATGGTGCAGCTGTTAATCAGACTGAAATGTTTATCTACAATGTTACGGTACATATTGACGGTGGCAATGCCACGGTTTGCCTTATAGACCTTTAACCAGTTGTCGGCGTACTTGCCGAATGCCGTCTTGTCATTCAGGACCAGCCCGGAAGCAACGGACTGTTTGATATCCATTATCTTTTCTTCTACTTCTTTGATCGTTCTACCACTTACATATTTATCAATAGGCTTGCCGTTATCGTCATAGCCTAAACGGACGGATGCCCTGTAGCGTCCGTCCTTCTGCTTTTTATATTTACTCATAATCTACCCAACCTTTCGAACTAAATCCCCAAAGTTGCACCGGAGCGACTAATCTATGCCCCGGTGCCGTCTGTGATACTCGACGCAGACTGTGTGTTGTCTGATGCACTGGATAAGACTTCTTTTTTATATATATCCTCTAACTGGCTTGTACTCATTTCTTCCAGCGGAGTTTCTTTCTTTGTGTCAGTATCAACTATGCCTGCTATCTTCTTAACCATCTTTTCAAGTAATGCCATCTCTTCAGCATCCATTTGAGTAAGTATAGTTATGAGCTTTGCTTTGAATGAATTATCGTAGGACTTAAGCTTGTTAACAAAGTCGGCTATCTCTTCTCCTTTAGTAAGCTCTACAAATGGTTCACCTTTTCCTTCGAGAAGCCAGTCACGATTTACATTAAATTCTCTACATATTGAATGCTGCAACTGGTTAGAAAGCTCTCTTTGATTATTTTCAATGGCACTTAAAGTACTCTTTTTTACGCCCAGACGCTCGCCAAAACGTTCAAGAGTCATCTTTAACAGCGTTTTTCTAAGATAATTTAATCTTTCACCTAAAGTATTCATGTATTTGCCTCCCTTCTTATAGAATGTTCTCCTTGCGAACTTGATATTATCACAAAAAAATATTTTTGTAAAGAAAAAAGTTTGCAAAAAGGAAAAAAATCACTTGACAAAAACAAAAAAAGGAATTATAGTTTGCATAAAGGAAATAATAAGCATAAAAACAAAGAGAAAGTTTGCAAAAGAAATTTATGGTACAGTGTACCTACGGTCCACTGTACCATAGGTAGGGTTGACAGGTCAACCCTACCTATACAAACACCTATTAACAAAATTATTTAAGAAAGGAGAATACCTCATTATGGTAGAAAAGGAAAAGACAATGCTTGAACAGCTGATGGAAACCCTGGAAAAGGCAGCTCCGGTTATGACAGATGTTAATTGTGCAAGAATGATCGGATATGGAGAAGCCATAATTGACCTTCAGGGAAGCAATCCGAATAAAAAAGACGATAAAAAGACGGTCGTAGTAGCATAAGTTGCACCGGTGCAACAAGAAAGGAGTAAGAGACTATGGGTAAACAAAGGGAAGTTATCAAAACAAAGGATCTTAAGGAAATGGGTTATACGGATTATGCCATCCGCCAGATGTGCCGAATGAAAGGCAGTCCGTTTTACCAGCTGGCAGGGTTAGGAGACTGGAGAGCAGACAAGCAGGAGTTTTTAGCTTGGCAGGAGTCACTGGCAGAAAGGAAAAGAGCAGCAGGTTATTGATATGGGAAAGAAAAGAATTTGGCAGGCAGTACTTGCCTTTGCAATCACACTACTTTTAGTAACACTCATTAAGTCGTGTACGGTCACGACAGAAGCAAAAGAAAAAAAGATAGAGCCTGAGGCAGAAGAGCAGGAAGAAAACAAAAGCAAAAAGAAAACAGAAGCAACGGAAGGATCAAGACCGCTGGCTGGACTTTCGTTGTATTTGCAAAAGGCAGCAGAGAAGAACGTCAACATATTAAAGATACTTTTAGAACTATGGCAGCAGGAGCAGGACGATATAAGACTACTTGCCGAAGTTATCTACCATGAAAACTGGTACACGGATAAAAAACGCAAAGCAGCATATTATACCGGGGCCGTGGTAATGAACAGAGTCAAAAGTAAGAATTGGCCAAACACGGTTAAAGAAGTTGTCTATCAGAAAAGACAATATGCAGTAGTGCCAAAGCTATTTACGGAAAAGATACCGGATGAATGTTACCGGATGGCAAAAGACATTTATAGAAATGGCACTCCGGATGTTCCGGCCAACGTGGTATATCAGGCAACTTTCGTACAGGGATCGGGAGACTGGATAGATCCTATAAACGGTGAACACTTTTGTTATGAATGAGGTAGAGACTATGGAAAATAAGAATCCGGGCGAGTGGCGTTTATTTGGCCAGCCCATAGGCGATAACGGCGAATGGCTTTATATCGTAGGGCGACAGAGAGATATGGGGCAGCCCTTGCACTCCGGGAACATAGAATACCGGGGCAAGTACACAAACAAAGAAGAAGCGGAAGAATTAAAGCATAAGCTCTTAAGGGGTGAGGTTGAATAATGGCTTATTCCACCGACGAAATGAAGCTCGATATCATAAGATCGAAGCTGGAAGATGCAGAGCAGCAGGCAGCAGAGGAATACAAAGAGCTTTGCAGGGAGAAACCGAAGGAATACGGAGACAAACCTTTTTGCATTAAAGAGAATACCTACAAAGCAAACTTCTATAAATACCTTTGTGAAGATGTACTCTGGCTGATAGGGCTTCCGGGATCCCAGGTGCAGAAGGAATGGGAAACGGAACGAGAACGCAAGCGACAAAATATGTATGCAGAATGAAAAGGAGTAAGGATATGGGACAGTATAAGGATGATAAGAAGATAGGCCTTAATGAGATAATAGCCGGTGCATCCGGGATAACACTTGCAGTAACGTTTTTCTTTATGCTCGGAACAGTCGGGGCGGTTGAGCTTGATAACCTGAGTATAAAGGATGCTTTAATCAGGACTGTTATTTGTCTTGTACTTATGGGGCTGTCCGTTATCGGACTGAATTACGCAGAAAAGGAAGATGATCCCTATGCAAATCTTTGAGAAAAAAAGAAGAAGCCTGTATGGGGTACAAGCTCCTTGGTCAAGGAGTAAGAAAAACGGTTGGGTAGGTGTTTTCCTTACGTCTATTATACTACCACATATTGTGGTGTAAGTCAAGCACTTTATACAAGTTTTAGTACCGGGCGGTACTTTTACAGAAGTTCATAAAGTCATTATCTTAAGGACAGAAGTAAAGATTATTACCATAAATCTAAAAAGGAATGGTCAGGGAGATAAGGGATGGATCCTAAGAGAAAAAATAGGGTGATGGGGAATGAGTTTTATGAATGGGGGTAGGTGAAAAATGAATGTATGTTGAAGCTGTCACCGTGGCAGGGGCTACGGTAGAGGTAGAAAGATATTACACTAACAGGTACGGCAAGAGAGGGCAGAAGAGAAAAGCCAAAAGCAAGCCTTCCAGCGAGCAGCAGAAAGAAGCTAACAACCGGAAGGCGGAAAAGAAACTGAGGCGGCTTATCAATGCCAACTTCCAGCCGGGAGACTATCACCTGGTACTTTCATACAAAAAGGAACCCGGAGAGCCTGAACGGACTCCGGACGATATGAGAGAAGATATCAGGAAATTTCTCCGGGGCATGAGGAAGGACTGCAAGGCAGACGGGAAAGAGCTTAAGTATATCCATGTACCTGAGATAGGGGAACGAGGGGCACGGCATCACCACTTGGTTATCAATAAGCTGGATACGGAGTGGATACAGAGAAATTGGAAGTTTGGATTTTTCTATGTGGTGCCGCTTGACCAGAGCAGGAATTACAGAAAGCTGGCCGCATACCTGATTAAATATTCAAACAGAGTCGTGGGTACCGAGTTTGAGATATCCGGGAAGAGATGGAACGCTTCAAGGAATCTTATACATCCGGTATCGGCAGTAACGGTTATAAGCAAGAGAGATTATTTCAAGTCAGTGCCTACGGTACCGAGAAAGTACAGGGGCAAATATGAGGTTGACAAGTCAACCATAGAGAGCGGAGAGACTGACGCAGAGTATGGCGGATATTCATTCTTAAGATACACGCTTATGCGGAGGGATTGAAAAGTAGTGAAATGTATAGACAATGTGCTACACAAATTTGCAAATGACCGGGGATGATCCCGGAAAAATATATTAGCCGTGTGGTAGCGGCGGAAAGAGGTTTGATATGGCAAAAGAAGAAAGCTTGTTTACAAAGTTCGGGGAGCTTGGCTCTGCCGACGAGATCAACAGGGCAGCAGCTGCACAGAAAGCTGAAGGCGATATGGAAGCACTGAAAGCCCTGGCAGCAGAAAACGGTATTGACGAGATGGACGCAGAGGACTACTTCAATGGGGATATCCCGGAGCTTTGTACGGATCTGTCGGCTGCTCTCGGAAAGCTGGAGATAGAAAAGGCTGATATCGGCATAGAGGATATGACATACGGATCCTGGACGGCAGCTATTCAGGTTATGTTATCCGATAGCGTGGAGCTGTGCAAGGCTTACAGGAAAAAAGGCAAAAGGTTAGCGGTGATTTTAGGCAAGGTAACAGCAGAGTGCTCAAAGAAGAGAGTCAATGCACCTGACAAGATAGTGAAAGAAGCAAAGAAGATAGATAACTCTATCCCGTCTCCGCTTCCTATGGGGGCTATCTCGATAGGCGATTTCAAGAAGCTGGTTAGTGATTATTATTTTGACAGATAAAGGGAAGGAGTAAGAGGATGATAGCTTATAAGGGCGTTGGCCTTGACGGAGCTAACAGGTTGGGTAAAGGCAAGATTGTTTATGAAGTCGGAAAGACTTATACCGAAGAAAAGTCTAAGACGGTGGCAAGCGGTTTCCACTGCTGTGAGAATCCGTTTGAGTGTCTGAGCTATTACAACCTGGGAGACGACAGGTTCTTTGAGGTTGAAGCAGGCGGCAGCATTGACGAGGATGGAGACGAGCGTATTGCTTGTACTGAAATGACAGTCTTAAGGGAATTGTCAATCCCTGATTTTATGTTTGCCGGGATTACCTACATGGTAACGCATCCCAAAAGAGACAAATGGGAGCAGAACAAGAAAAACCTTGTAGTTGGTAAGGATACGGCAGAGGGCGAGCTTGTGACGATAGCAAGGGGCAGGAGTCCGAAGGCAGCAGGGATCGAAGGCGGATATATCGGCCTTATCCAGGAGAGCAGCAAGGGCGAGATTATAAATGTCAGGCTTAAGAAGGTAGACGGCAGGGAGATAAAGCCCGGCACATATTATACCTTGAAGTTTGGAAAGGTGGTGCCGGCATGAGAAAGAAAGAAATAGAAAAGGCAGCAGTAAAACAGCCAAAGACAAGAAAGAACGAAGATCCTAAGCGTGAATGGAAAACCACGGTGCAGGAAGTGAACGGAGTGCTGGTATTCAACATCTTCCGAAGCAAAAGGCTTTTAGGCCGCCACTGTGTAAACCCTGAGACAGGTGAACACGCCAATTGGATAGCGGCAAAACCGGCAGAGAACGGAAGATATCCGAAGGCGGCACAGGCTGAGATGTGGTCAGACTCACAGATAGGCTATATCTATACCGACAAAAGCCCTTATGAATACAATATGGGCTGGGGTTCCTTCAGGTGGTCCGACAAGTACGATAAGATTACAGCCCTTGACTCTACATCAGACGAGCTTGTATTGATGAATAACAAGGCTTTCAGCAAGAAATTTAAGGAAACCATACTGTACAAGCACGGAAACAAGGACGACAGACAGAAGGCAATGCTCAGGTGGAGAAACATTATAGCCGACTTAGAGGATGATTACGACAGGGACAAAAGGGTTTCAGCTGAAGAGAGAAGGCAGCAGAGGGTACAGGATCTTATGGAAAGGGTGCCGGAAATCCCTGAAGATTTTAATGACTGGATATACGACAAGATGTTCAAAGGGCTTCCCGGTGATGCTCTATATGACAGCGAGGAAAACGGATGGTACTGTTCAGAATGCCACCTGACGAGTCCGAGAGAGGATTACAAGGGGCTTGACGGTAAGCCCGGCAAGATGAACCGTATAAGCATCTGTCCTGAATGTGGGGCACAGGTGATACTTCACAAAAAGCCGAAGAGATACACGCAGGTTATGACCTATTCTGCTAAGTGCTGTCTGGTATCGGAGCTTAAGGGAACAGATGAATGTTCGGTTATGAGACACTTTTATGTTACCGGCACGGTGGATCCCATTTACAAGGATACGCCGGAGCACAGATCAAAGCCCGGAAAGTTTCTGACGGTAAAAGAGACCATAAGAGTTGTGATGTACAAGCAGCTTCCGACTGACAAAATACTGCTGACGCTTGAAAGAATAGGCAGGCACGCAAAGGGAAGGGGTAAGAAGGCATTTGTTATATATTATGCCGGATACAGGGGAGAGTTTGATTATAAGTCTAACATCTGCCATCACACCGCAGGCAAGGGCTGGCTTTATCCTAACGGCGAGACAATATCAAAGGCTTTTAAGGATACGGTCTATGAACCGTGGGGAAAGTTCTTTGAATATGCTTCAAGGTCAGGCGAAGAGCTGGACTATAACAAGTGTATGTGCTGCACTGATAAGAACGTACCCGGAGTTGTCGAGATGCTTTACAAGGGCAGGTTCTACAAATTGTGCCGGGAGTCCATAGATAACATTAACGTCTATAGCGGTTCACTGTATTATCAGGATTCGGCCAGCGTGAATTATACCGGGCATACGGCGGCTGAAGTACTGATGTTGTCAGACGGGCAGGCAATTAACCGCTTAAGGGACATAAACGGCGGCAAGATAACTTTAGGCTGGCTTAGGTGGAGTCTCATAAACAAGAAAAAGATTTCGCAGGATGCTCTGCTATGGTTCGACAAGTGGGAAGTCAGCAGGAGCGACGCTTCGTTTATGCTTGACAGGATGAATCCCGACCAGATCAGAAACTATGTTGACAAACAGAGGACAACAAGCTATTCAGGCAATGCCAGTATATCCGGAAATCCGAGACTGCTGATAAACCAGTGGCAGGATTATCTCAATATGGCCAAAGACCTGAAGAAAAAAGTCAACGACGAGATGGTTTATAAACCGACAGACTTAAAGCTCAGGCACGATGAATATGTCGAGGAATGTAACCGCAGGCAGGAAGAGATCAGAGCAAGAAAGGACAAGGAGTACGCAAGGGAGCAGAAAAGAAAGCTTGACAAGAAATTCCCGGAAGCAAGAAAGGTTCTGAAGGATATCAAGGAAAAACTTGAATGGTCGAATGATGATTTTATTATCAAAACGCCGGAGCATCTGACGGATATTATCTTTGAAGGGCAGCAGCTTCATCACTGTGCAGGAGCAACGGACAGATATTTTGACAGGATATGCCAGAGGGAGACATACATTGTTTTCTTGCGTAAGGCAGCAGAACCGGACAAACCGTACTACACCATAGAGGTTGAGCCGGGCGGAGTAATAAGACAGCACAGGGGAATGTATGACGAAGAACCGGAGATAGAGCTTGTTAAGCCGGCACTTAGGGAATGGCAGAAGGAAATCAGGAAGCGGATGAAGGAAGAGGACCGCAAGGCTGCCGAGATCTCAAAGAAAAAAAGGGCGGAGAACATCAGGGAGCTGGAAGAAAAGAAAAACCTCAGAGTGCTTAAAGCCCTTATGGATGATTTTATGGATATCGAGGAAGAAGAACAGGAACAGGCCGAACAGGTCAAGACAAAAGGCAGAAAGAAGAAAACCGCATAAGGAGATAAAAAATGGGTGACTTAACAGTGGGATTTAATGATTACGGAGAGTTTAAGGCCACGCTCGGAGCAGAGCTTAAGGCTAATGTTGAAGGTTTTGTGAGGATAGGCTACCTGCTGAAGGTAGCCAGGGACACGGACATATTGAAGGAGTCCGGTCACAAGAATGTTGCAGAGTTTGCCGCTAAGGAATACGGGCTTACAAAAGACGTTGTATCGAGATACATTGCCATCAATGACAGATACTCGGAAGGTGGATATTCTGACAGGCTTCTTGCGAAGTTTGAAGGTTTCGGAGTTTCCAAACTGGCAGAGATGCTGACACTGCCGGATTCCATCATTGACGAGATCACGCCGACACTCACAAGGGAAGAGATCAAAGCTATCAAGGCAGAAGTCAAGGCAGAGGAAGAAATAAGCCCGATTGAAATAGCCATTGAAGCAGGAGCACCGGAAAACCTGAAGGAAGAAAGAGAGCTGTCGCCTGACCTCAGAGTGTGGAAGGCTTACTTCTCAGGAGATAACGGCAAGGAAAAGGAACGCTTCTTAGACCTTGACTGTGCATATTACAGCAATTTGGTCATAAACGACGCAGACGAGAAGGAAGCAAAGACGAAATTCTTTGATACATTCGGCGGCAAGATCCTCTGGGCGAGGGTTCCGGGAGTCGGAAGGATTATGATAGCCGTATCTGAAGAAGCTGACGACAAGATCACGTTCACAAATTCAAGGAGCGGCGAAAAGAAAACCTTTACCGGCAAGGATGTTATAGCAGACATAAAGGAACTTGTAGAAGGCGACGGATGTGTTGAGGATGTTTTCAACGACCTGTTTGTTACGGTACCGAAGGAAGAGCCGAAAGTTGCACCGGTGCAACAGGCAGCAGAGGACATAATGCCGAAACCGGGATCATGGACTTATGACCAGCCTAAGACAAAAAGCGTACAGTCTGAACTTGAAAACCAGCCTGAAGCAAAAAGCGTACAGACTGAAGTTAATAAAACACAAGGAGATAACGACAATGAGAAAGAATGTAGCAAAGAGCCAGCTGATGGCAGGAGCGAGAGCAATGAGGACAGGAAAGTTTCTGAAGGCACAGAGAACGGCAGAAACGAGGCGGAGAATGAGCGAGATAAAACAGAAGTACTCGGAAAGCTTGAAGTCGGAGACAGAATCGTAAGCCTTAAGGACGGTACCAGAGGCACAATGTTAGGCTATTGTGCCGGAGAATATAAGATAAGCACCGAGAACGGGCTTGTACTTGTTAACGAAAAGAGCACCGCCTGGAAGAAAGAAGAAGTTGTTGACGCAGAATACAGAGAAGCAAAGGAAGGGGACACAGAAAATGATAGAAGTAGAGAGCTTGGAACAGGAACAGACGGCAGCAGAGAAGAGGGCAGCAGCACGCAGAGAGACGGTAACGGGGAATCTGAGACCGATAATACTATATCTCTTAAGACAGAGCAGGCTGGAACTGAGGATACAGGGCGTACAGATGAAGATGGTCCTGAAGATGAAATCGGAGCTATCAAGCTTACAGCGGAAGCTATCAAGGCTCTTTGCAATAAATGGCTCGATACTTGCGATAGGAACGATATATCTCGTTTATCATTTGAGTTGCAGGAAGAAGCAGAAAAGATAAGCACATATATCATACGCTTAAGGGAGAAGGCACCGGACAATGGGAATGATTAAGGAATTATACGATTTTGTATCTGAGAAGGGCTTAGAACTGCACACCCATGTTCACAACGGACAGCACCGGATTGTTATTTTGTGGCCGGACGGATGCCAGCACAGCGGCAGTGTGATGAACCTTGAAGTTTGCGAGGCCGTCTCCGAGGATCCCGGCAAGGCTTCAGAGGATGCCTTTAGGCAGGCGGTAAAGAGATATGCAGAGCTGACGGAAAAGAAAAGCGTAGAAAGAAGGGAAAACAGATGAAGATTTCAAAGATAGCAAAGCTTGTTAAAAATACAGGCTGCATACAGCTGATACAGATTGATGTTGATAAGATGTATCTGGGAGCAGGTGGCGTAGCGGTTTACGCCACTGAAGGGCTGCCGCTGATATCCGGCAGGGATCAGGCAAGGATCATTTTAGATCTTACGAAAGATCAGATGGATAAGATTGAGGTTGTAGAGGATGCAGGAACGTTGACCACTACGGGAATAATCAACTTTAACATGAAAGCCGACGACAAGAAGGTTGTTGAGTGGGAAACACGCAGGATAGAAGCTGCCGCCATGATAGACGGAAAGATTGTTGATGTACTGGAGCTTGAAGGCGGAGAGATCCTTTTATTTGATAACGATTATCTTTCACCACTGAACGAAGAGCTGAAAAGCCCATACTTTAAGCTGAGAGTCAGGGAAAACGAACAGAAAAAGAAATACATTGTGGCCTATGACGGATTATTTATCAAAGCGGCCATAATGCCGACTATGGTAAACAATGAGTACTTCCAGAAGCTTGACAGTTTCTTGCAGGCCATGGAGAAGATAAGACCGGCAGCGAAAACAGAGTAAATACGTCCCTCTAACGCACCAAAGGGAATAATATATCACACAAAGAAACACAAAGGGCATTGTCTTTAGTGGGGACGGGCAACCGTCCCCGGAAAGGAGAAGAGGGGTTGTTAAACGAAGAGGCAGCAAGGTTCGAAAAATTATCCGGAGAAAAGGCAGATTTAACTCCTATAAGTCGTATAGGTGGATTCTTAGATGGATACGAGGCGGCAATGAGGGGAAAATCTAATTGTACCATCAATGTGAATCGAATGCCAAATGATGCAGAAAAATATATAGTCGCAAGGCTTGTTATGAATGAACTGTGGTATTGGGGATCCTGGGACACGAAAGAAGCAGCGGACAAAGTAGCAGAACAATTTGATAATGGGATTGTATTAGCAAAAATGGAGACTGGTAATGCCAATGGATAAAAAGAGATATCCCAAGAACTGGAAGGATATTTCATTGAAAATAAAACAGGATGCAGGATGGATTTGTCAGGAATGCGGCAAGCAATGCAGAAAGCCAGGCGAAAAGTTTGATACGCATAAAAGAACCCTGACAGTGGCACACCTAAACCATATTCCTGAAGATATTAGGAATGATAATCTTAAAGCATTATGTGCACCATGCCATTTAAGGTATGACGCTAAACATCACGCTGAGAGCAGGAGGAAAAAAAGAAAATGACGGGCATAACAATAACGGCTGACGAAAGAAACGCATTGCTGAGAATGTTTCGGAACATTGATATACAATCGAGACCGTATGCCATATACTGCCATCCTGATGATGCAGAGGCATTTAGAGCAGCTGTCGGAGAAGATAAATACAAGATTGTACCAAACTCGTTTGTAGATAAGGGAACGGTATTAGTAGTTGATAGGGCGTTAACGGAAGTGATTAACGAGGTTTTAGAGGGCTGAATAATGGCATGGAGATATTATAGGGGTTTCGGAGCAGGGAACAATAAATACAATGCTCACAAGACCGAAGTAGACGGAAAGACTTTTGATAGCCACAAGGAAGCGGCCAGATACTTACAGCTCGAAATGCTGGAAAAGGCCGGAGAAATTAAAGACCTACAAAGGCAGGTTAAATTTGTTCTGATACCCACGCAAAGGGAACCGGACATAATAGGCAAGCGAGGCGGAAAGAAACCGGGAAAGCTGATAGAGCAGGAACTTTCTTACATAGCGGATTTTGTTTATACGGATACTGCCACAGGGCAGCAGGTCGTAGAAGATGTTAAGGGCTACAAGGGAGACGGTTCCGCTTATAAGGTTTTTACGATCAAAAGAAAGCTTATGCTATATCTGAAGGGCATAAGGATAATTGAGATTTAGAAAAATAAACCAAAGTTTTAGAAACGCAAAGGAGAAAAAGGTATGCAGGTTTTATACAGGCTTGACCATGACGATATAGTACAGCTGATAGCTGAGAAGTACGAAATAAAAGACCTGGATAAGATACAGGCTATGGGACTTGACAGCTTCCTGGTAAATATGAGCGATTCAGAGAAGATAAGCAAACCGCCGGTAAAGATCCTTAAGGCCTTAACAGCAAGGGCAACAGAAGAACAGATACAGGAACTTAAACAGCTCAAAGAAGAATACCCGGCAATAGATATCACACCGGAAGCTATGAAAGAAATCACTAAGGATATATCGGACAAGGACAACGATTCGCCGGAGGATATGGAGAAAAGATATAAACGTATAACAGAGGATAAGCTTAAGGAGTGGATAGAAGCCGGTAAAAAGATATCCCAGATGTGCGAGGTTTACGATCTTGATAACAGATACAAGTCAAGACTGTATAAGAGAGCTGAGAAATACAGATCGGAGTGTGCCAGTTTCAAAAGTGGAAGCAAAGACTAAAGAAAATGATGCCGGAACAATAAAAGTTGCACCGGTGCAACAGGCAGCAGAGGAACAGGAGAATAGGGCAATTCTTAAAAGATGCAGGAGGTCAAACAACCCGGTTTCTGAAGGCGGAGTAAGATATTATTTTTGTCCGGTATGTCAGAAGAAATTTTCAACGTATCTTTATACAGGCTGGGCGTACAAAATGAACCGTAACAGCTCATTGCTGATGTTTTGCGGTTATACCTGCATGAGAAGGGCCGACAGGCTTATTGAGGACGGCAGGAAAAAATATAAAGAGATGGGAGCTATATAGCCATGAAGAAGGTCAGGATAGATCAAATTACATGGAGTGCCAAGAGATACATAGAAAAATGCGGCATCCCGATAAATATTAAGCTCGGAGATCATAAGGAGCAGGCTGAATGGTTAGCGAGGGTTATAGAACAGGCAGCAGTAGGCGGCGAGTTTTACGACAACGCACAAGAGGCAGCAGAAAGAGGCACCGAGGAAGAAGAAAAGCTGAAAGAGGCAGCAGCTGCAAACCTTTTAGAACTTACACCGGAAATGTCGGCAGTCTTGTTAAAGGCCGCCAAACTGATGAAGAAGGAAGTACCGACCGGGACTCAAATTGACGGACACGGTTTTGAGCTGTGTACCGTTTGCGGAGCCGTTATAGGGCAAAGCGGTTTTTACTGCAAGTACTGCGGTCAGAAGCTCAGGAACGGCAGAAGAGATTTTTAAGGACGGGGAATACATGGAGAAGTTAATTGATTATGACAAGAAGCTGTCAGATGATGCAGGAAATCTTAACCAGTATCTTTATCAATATAAGGACTGTATAAGGACTAAGAAAAATCTTATGCAGAGACGGGAAGAGATCAAAGCCGAACTGAAAAACCCTTTATCAGCTGTACAGACGGAAAAATTATCAAGCGGCAAGAGCAAAAAGAACGACAGCAGCGTTGATATTCTTTTTAGGATTGACGAAATAGCGGAACGGATCCAGGGACAGATTGACCGGGCAGAAAGAAAGCTCAACGACATTATGAATTTACTGGACTATTTGCCGGTAGATTCTTTATCGAGAGCCATTATGGAAAATCTTTATATTGACCGCTGGGGCTGGGATAAGGTTTGCAACGAAAATCATATATCCATGAGCCAGGCTAAACGATACTGGAAGCAGGGGCTTTACAAGATGCTGGAATTTGAAAAGGTCAAGATAATTGTTAAAAGTTTTAAGGAGGGATAAAAGTTGCACCGGTGCAACTCTGAGAGCTGAACCGGTGCGATTTTTTATTTATTAAATTTGCCAGCTGCTACATCCTCTGTCACGATTCTTTCAAGAAAATTGACAAGATATAAAGCAGGTTCCCTTTTCTCCCATTCCCAATCCTCAACAGTTCTTAGGGGGATATCATAGAATTTTGCGAAGTCTTTTCTTGTAAGTCCGGTAAGTTTTCTTATCTGCGTTATTTTTTCACCCATATAAAGCCTCCCTGTAAGTGTGCATTGCGTGTTTTGAATAAATATACCACACATTGCGTTTTTATGTCAAGAAATACTGAAAAAGTTTTTAATCCTGCATAGCCTCTTCTAAAATATCATAAGCCTTATTCAGGGCAAACAATATTTTATTAAACTGCCGGACGTTATCAGGATCCTCGCCTTTGCTCTTATGAGCTTCCATACATTTGTTAGATTTTTCTTCTGCCCGGTCCAAAAGATTTCTTAAATCCGAATAATATTTCATAACCGCACACCTCCCTTAAAATTTTTCATAACAGTATTTGCTTTGTACATTATCACTTGACCAGTACTCAGTTCTGAATAGCTTTGCTTCAACCTCGATCGGAACACCCTTAAATTCTACTACTTGCCTGCAATATTCAGGTTCCATTACTTCGTAAAAGATAGCTCCATCTTCACAGATATATTCTTTGTGGTATGTCCCGTATTCGTTCATTGATGAAGTATCCACTTTTTTAAGCGAGTGCTTCTTGAAAAAATCTTTTTTTATTTTGCTGTATTCTTTGTAATCTGTTGTCATGATCGTGGCCTCCTTTATCTGTTTACGATCCTGTCAAGGCAGAGCAAAAGAGATTCATACTCTTTATTTGCTGAAGGGTTAAGTATTGCAAAATTTTTCAAGTTGGCCAGAGCTGCTTCAAGCTCCTGGATATCTTTTTCTTTTGTATCCTCATAGTCCATATAATCGAGATCACAGCTGAGGCTGTAAAGATTTTCTGCCATTTCTAATGTGTCAATATTTTTGATATCGTTCATGTCGGTTCCTCCTTAAGCATAATTTTCAAGATAATATTCTTCGAGTTTTGTAAATTTTTGATGGAAGCGTGGGCTATCGTCGAGGTCGAGATCATCCAGGTAAAGTTGCCATTTTTTGTTAGAGATAAGCTTTATATAAAGCAGGTCTAAAATCTTAAAGTATCTGTCGAGCTCCGGGATCCTGAACCACTGCTGACGAAATTCTTTTTTAGCTCCGGTTGACCAGTCAATAATTTTTATATAATCCGTTGCCGGGATTGACTGTATATAATTTTCGTCAACATACCAGGTAATACGGCCGCCGGGTGATATATGCCCGATTGTCTTATAATCGCCGTTTTCAGTTTCTGCCATATTGCAGAGCGTTATGCCGTTACCTAAACAACCGCCGAATAGTTCAAATTTTTTGTTAGCCATAAGTTACACCTTTTTAACCTTTCTTTGATATTTTTTTGAAATGCCGGCCGGGGGATCGAACCCCGGCGGAACACCAGCCCGGCAAATTTTTTAATAGTACCAGCTCTCATAACATTTGATTGTTTCGGATCCACAGTAACGTGCGTCGGCGTAAGAAGTCATATAAATTTGTGGATTGCTTACACCGTCGGCGGCGTAGGATCTAAGCCTCTTAAGGTCGCCCTTTTCTTGATCGTTTATAAAAACTGTATGACTGGAAGGCGGTAAAATTTTTGAAGTGTCTAATCTGTAAGTTCTGTCTGCTGACATCCCGGAGATTGCATCCTCTGCAATGAGCGGAGGATCTACCTGTCTGATCCTCACGGAAGAAGCACCAACTAAAGCGATAACCTGGAAGAAGTCCTGATTTGTCTGTTCGTAACCCCACGACATAGAGAAGAAGTCGCCAACCTTTACGCCAAATTTGTTAACCGGCTGAGCCTTTTCTTTCTTAGGTGCCTCTTTCTCGGTCTTTAATATCTTTTCAGTGCTGCCGCCACAAATTTTTTCAAGCTCTGACTCTTCGGCGTATCCATACCATAATTTTTTTACACCGTGCCATCTGAATTTTAAGGCTTTCAGGGCTTCTCTGATTTCCTTTGAGGGGATTCCATTAAATGTGATCTCTTTACTTCCAAAAGCCGCATTGTTTGTGATTGTGTAAGCTGTCATAATTTCCACCGTTTAACCTTTCTTTTATGTGATTTTTTAGTTGATCCTTTTTAAGGAATGCCGGCCGGGGGATCGGACCCCGGCGGAGCACCAGCCCGGCAGGTTTTAACAAGCTGCTTTTATTGCTTCCATAGTTGCGAAGCCGTACCAGCATTTTTTCAGATTGTGCCATCTGAAGCGAAGCTTTTTAAGATTTTCTCTTGTTTGCTTTGAGGGCATCTTTTCAAAATAGATCTCTTTTGAGTTATACTGTTTATTTTCTTCTACTCTGTAAGCTGTTGCTTTGACTTCAGGCCTTGCAGCTGCTTCTTTCATCATCCCCGGCAGGTCGTAGCCGTTAACCTGTAAAGACTTGATAAAACAATCATACTTTGAAGGGATGTTCTGTAAGTAGCTTACAAGCTGGATAAAACCAAACTGTGTATTGCATTCACTGTCGAATATCTGGCCGCATATTTCGTTAAGCTCTTTCAATGCTGTTGTGACTTCCTGGCCTTCCTTGCTTGATAGTGTTTTGAGTCCTATAATGCACTTGATCCGGTTCCAGTCGTCGCTAAACTCTGCTTTATCTGCTTGACTGTATTTGATCTTTACGCTGTCAAGGTAGTTTCTGATCTGCTTGTATTCGGGATACATTTCATCTCTTGCAGCTTCCTGATTTTTCAAGTAGTGGTATATTGTTTCTGTGAGTCCGTTCAGATCCTGCCAGCCGTTGCACTCTTTAACCTGCTTCAATTCATTTTCAAGGGCTTTTCTTGCCTGGCTGCTTGTTAGGTTAAAGTCTTTTGTAAGTTGGTTTAATAAGTTCGTCATATTCAACACCTCGTTTCTTGTTTAACACGCTCTGCGTTGTTTCGTTGTGATTGCATAATAACACGCTCTGCGTTGTTTGTCAACCCCTTTTTTGAAAAAAATTAAAAAAACTTTTCCGGATATCCCCGGAAGCCCTGAAAAATAAGGGCTTGCAGGGATTAAAAAAATATTCAAAAAGGATCCCGGCGGCAGCTCTGGAAGCAAAAAAAGCCAGGAAAAACAGAAAACAAAAACAAAACAGGAACAAGCAAAAAGCCAGGAAAAACAAAACCAGCTTGAAAAGAGTCAAAACAGATTCTACTGTCTGACATATAGACATAGAGTATATATAGACTATACAGACAGATAAACAGACAGAAGGCCGGCAGCCCGGCAACCAGGAAGCCGGAACGGATCCACGGCAGCAAACAAGAAGCCTGGCGGCCGGATCAGCTGCCGGAGCTAAACAAGAAGCCAGGAACAAAGAAACAAACAAAGGGCCGGCAGCCAGGACCGACGGCAGCAAACAGCCAGCCGACAAAGGACCGGCGGCCAGGAACAAAAGGCCCGGCGGCAGCAGCTGGAAGAACAGCAGCAGAAAAGGAAGCCCCGGACCGGCGGCCAGGACCGACGGCGGCCAGGATCAGCAGCCCAAAAAAGAACGGCGGCCAGCGGCAACAGCTGGAAGAAAAGCCGGAACGGATCCAAAAAAGAAGCAACGACAAAAGCCCGGCGGCCAGGATCAGCAGCCAGGACCGAAAAAAGCCGCACAACATAGAAGGAACAGCAGAAGCCAAAAAGCCAGGACTGCTCCAAAGTAAGCTCAGGAAGTAAAGAGAATACTTCCTGATCTTACTTTGGGAAAGCACCAGCCCGGACAGCTCCGGATCAGCAGGTTTACCCCCTATAGACTATGGTCTATAGGGGGTAAAAGGTACTTCCTACCCCCACCCCAGGGATGCGGGGCGGGGAGAGCGCAACGTTTTTGGGGATAAAAAGCAAAAATTATTTGACATTTCGTGCGAAATTTTGGAAATTGTCAGACTTTATCCCGTAGGGATAAAAAGGTAGACAATGGTAGATTGAAAAGTGATATTATGATACCGTGGAAAAACGAGATGAAGCAGAGCCGGAAAGCCCTGCTTTTTTGTTTATGGGGAGAAAGGAAGCATGGCAGCAAAGAAAGTTACAAAGACTGAGACAAAGGCAAGTATCAAAAAGCCTGTCAAGAAGGCGACAACTAAGCCGAAAGCTAAGGCAACACCTGAAGAGACTCTGACGGAAGATCCTGAGTCGGAGAAAAAGGCGAAGAAGCCGGCCACTAAAAAGACTGCCAGCAAAACAAAACGGACAGCACCTGAAAAAAAGGCGACTACTAAAGCCCCTGCCGTGGCAGAGAAGAAGAAAACTACTGCCAGGAATACCACAACTAAGGCGACTCCTGAAAAGGATGCTCCTAAAACAAACTCAACAGAGCAAACCTCTGATGATAAAAATGTTCCAGTTGCTACCACAAAAGCATCTACCCGGAAAAAGAAACGCAAGACCACCAAAAAGGCACCGAAGAAAAGAACTTCTGTCAAGGCAGAAGTTGCACCGGTGCAACCTGCGGAAGAGATACCGACTCTGGGACCGTTTCTCACGAAGGACGAGCTTTGTCAACTGATAGGCTTGTCCTCCCGAAGGGTAGAGCAGCTGATGTTTGACAAGACGATTGAGAAATCGGACAAGGAAAAAGGCGTTAAATTTGAGACTGTTTCGACCTTACAAAGATACATTAAGTTTCTGACGGACAGGGCGAACGGAAGAAAGAGCGAAGCCAGGGCAGAGCTTGAAGTACAGAAGCTTAAGGCAGAAGTAGCACTGAAAGAGTCACAGGGCGAGCTACACAGGCTGAGAACAGACATACAGGCCGGCAAGTACATTCCTTACGAGGATGCAAAGATAGACTTCAGCCGGCAGATATTAGTAGTCAGAAACTTTGTTCTCAGTATTCCCGACAGAATAGCCGGACAGCTGGGCGGACGATTAAAGCCAGTAGAGGTAAGCGAACTTGAAAAAGCATTACAGGAAGATATCAAGACAATGCTTAGAAGTTTCGTAGTAAGTGCATATTTGGAAGAGACAGAGGAAGAAGTCCCGAAGCCGGTGGGAAGGAGCCTCAATGAGAAGAAAAAATAAATTCGAATTTGAGAAATTCCCGGTCAAAAAGTACTTTTACGAAGCTTTACAGCTGCTTTTACCACCTGAAGATATTCCGGTATCCGAATGGGCGAAGCGATACAGGCAGCTCGATTCTGCTACGTCAGCTATTCCCGGTCCGTGGAATAACACCACAACACCGTATCTTGTCGGGATAATGGATGAGTTTAACAACTATACTACGGATGAGATCATATTCTGCAAGCCGACACAGGTAGGCGGTACCGAAGCTATGATGAACATGATAGGTTACATCATCAGTCAGGATCCGTCACCTACTATGGTTGTTTACCCTACAGACAAGATAGCACAGTGGACTTCCAGAAACAGGATACAGCCAATGATAAGGCTGTCACCTGATCTTGCTAAGAGATATGATGATAAATCCGAACTGCTGGAATTGCAATTAGACGGCATGTTTGTATCCCTTGTCGGCAGTAATTCACCGGCAGGACTTGCGACAAAGCCAATTCGATTTCTATTTCTTGACGAGGTTGACAAGTATCCCGGAGCCAGCAAAAAGGAAGCTGATCCTATAAAGCTGGCAAAGGAAAGAACTAAGACCTTCCACAACAAGAAAATATATATGACTTCCACGCCGACTGTAAAGACGGGGCATATCTGGGAAGCCAAAGAGGGTGCAGATTGTGAAAAACATTTCTTTGTACCGTGTCCGCATTGCGGAGAATATATAGAGCTTAAGTTTTCAAATGTCCGATTCCCGAAGGGCGAGGGCATGACCTATGAGGACAGGGCAGAGCTGGCGAATTATGTTTGCCAGGAGTGCGGCTGCATCATAACGGATGCCGACAAAGGCACAATGCTCAAAAAGGGTGAGTGGCGTACAGTCAGACAGAAGGCAGAAACTCCACAATCCGTGGCATTCTGGATAAATACCTTGTACAGCCCGTTCGTCAGGTTTGCAGATGTAGCAAGAGAGTTTCTAAAGTCTAAGGATGATCCTGAAGAGCTGCAGAACTTTACGAACAGCTGGCTTGCCGAAGCGTGGGAAGAGACGAAGCTTAAGACGGATGCAGACCTTGTACGGGAGCGACAGACCGAAGTTGACGAGTTTATTGTTCCAGCATGGGCGAAGATGATAACTGCCGGAGTAGACGTACAGGAAACATCACTGTATTACAGCATAAGGGCGTGGGGAGATTTCCTCACAAGTCAGCTGATTACAAGAGGACAGGCATTGTCCTTTGAAGAGATAGACAGAGTAATGAACCTGGAATACAGAAAAGAGGACGGTACCGCAATGGTTGTTCAGTTATGCCTTGTGGACTCCGGCGATCAGACTGATGATGTTTATGACTTCTGTATGTCACACAGCGACTGGTCTTTACCGGTCAAAGGTTCATCTCACGCACAGCTTTCACACTACAAGTTGAGCAAGATCAACAAAGAGGGAAGTAGTGCTTATGGTATGACCTTAGTACTTGTGGATGGCGGCAAGTACAAGGATATGATAGCCGGCAGGATGCAGAAGCCTAACGGCAAGGGAAGCTGGATGGTATTCAATGGCATTGATGATGAATATTGCAATCAGGTTACGGCAGAAGAGAAAGTCAATGTCAAGGTATCGGGCGGCGGAATTAAACAGGTATGGCAGCCAAAGCACAGCCACGCAGACAACCATTTCTTAGATACTGAAGTCTATAATATGGCCGCTGCCGATATCCTCGGAGTGCGAAGCTTGCACCTTAAAGAACAGGAGAGCTTAGGCAGGGAACAGACACAGGAAGAAGCGGCACCGGAAGAAAAATACAATCAAAATGAATGGCTATCAGAGCAGAAGAATTGGTTAGGATAACGGCAAAGGAAGGTGAGATACATGGCAATAGGGAGAACTCAGGAAGTCACGGTTGAGACTCAGCCCATAATGACTACATCCGAGCTTCTGAAAGAAGTTAATAATGCTATATACAAAATTGCCGTAGCTGGCCAGGAGTACAAAATAGGATCCCGATATCTTAAAAGGGCAGACCTTAAGGAACTTTACAAGATTAAAAATGATCTTATGGCACAGGAGCAGGCAGAGAACAACACAGGGTTGTTTGACGACTGTTATGTAGCAATTTTCGATAGACGCTAAAGGAGGCTTTTATGGGTTTTATAGATTCAATAGTGGCAAGGTTTAGCCCAAAAGCAGCCTATGAGCGAGAAGCATACAGAAGAGCTTATGACTGGTTAAGAAATTATGATGCCGGGAATTATGACAGACCTAATCAGAACTGGAGAGCAGGCATACAGTCAGCAGAGCTTACAGACCGCTATAGCCGCATGGAAGTGTTGGCAAGGGCAAGAGACCTTGAACGCAATTCCGATATTATGAACTCTGTTATCGGAGCATTTGAAAGAAACATAATAGGCGGCGGCTATACACTTCAGGCTCAGACGGAAGATCCTGAACTCGACAAGATAATAGAAAAGGCATGGAAGAAGTGGTGCAAGAAGCGTAACTGTGATGTTACCGGAACACAGAGCCTTAACCAGATGCTCAGGATGGCGGTAGAGAGAAAAAAGATAGACGGCGGCATACTGTTTGTTAAAAGATATACTTCAGACGGTTTCGTGCCTTTCAAGCTTCAGATGGTGGAAGTTGATGAACTGGACGGCGATACCATGACTCCACATAACAGCGGAAACAAGGTAGTTGGCGGCATAGAGTATAACCAGTGGAATAAGCCTGTTGGATATTTTATCAAGCAGTACGACCTTGACGGTATGAGCATCCGGGAACCTGTATGGGTTAAAGCTGATGATGTGATATTCTACTACACCAAGAAAAGACCTTCACAGATCCGTGAAATGTCCGATATGGCACCAACCATAACGAGAATAAGAGATGTTAACGAGTTTATGATGGCAACCTCTGTTAAGCAGAGAATAGAAGCTTGTCTGTCTGTATTTATCAAAAAATCCATTCCTACAACCGGCATAGGACGGCCAGGAGTAGGCGGAAGCGAAAGAACGAGCTATGACGGAAAGATGCTTAGTCCTGGCATGATTAAAGAACTGAACGCCGGAGACGAAGTACAAGTTGTCAATCCGGCAGGTCAGGCAGCAGATGCCACCAGCTTTACGAAGCTTCAGCAGAGACTCATAGGAGCAGGACAGGGCATAAGCTACGAGGCAATGTCAAGAGATATGTCTGAGAGTAATTATTCTTCTGCAAGGCAGGGAATAATCGAGGATGATCTTACTTGCCAGTCTGAAAGGGAACTGCTCAACGAGGTTATGGATGAGATATACGAGACGTTCATAATATCAGCTGTTCTTTGCGGCAAGCTCAATATCCCTAAATTCTGGGACGAGAACGAGAAAGAAAGATACTTAAGCCACGAATGGATTAAGGCACCTAAGCCCTGGATTGATCCCGTCAAGGAATCCACGGCAGACCGTACAGCACTGGAGACCGGGCAGAAAACCTTTAAGCAGGTTTGCTCAGAGAATGGCAAGGACTGGAGAGTACAGCTTAATGATATGGCAGAGGTTATCAATTATGCTGCCGGACTCGGTATTGATCTTAACAGTATCCTGTTTGGCAATGCCGGACAAATTACATCTCTTAGTATGCCTGACAGTGATACCGACAAATAAGCTGATACTGTAAAACGGTACGGCTTGATATAAAACTTACATTTCCACAGTTTCGGGAGATGTGGAAAGGAGGCAGAGAATGGCAGATCCTGTAAAGAACAAAAGTACAGAGCAGAGCGGAACGCTCCAGCGGTGTTTGAACATCAACTCTATCAGAGCTGTTGAAGGCGAAGGTAACGGGCGAAGGTTTGAACTTTCGTTCTCTTCAGAGGAACCTTACGACAGATGGTGGGGAACAGAGATACTATCCCACGCTGAAGGCGCAGTCAATCTTGACAGACTGAACAGCATAGGCGTACTCCTGTTCAATCATAACCGGGACAAGGTTATAGGCAAGATCATAAGTGCAGAGATAAAAGAACTCAGAGGCAAGGCAATAGTCGAGTTTGACGAAGATGCAGAGTCAGAGATCGTTTATCAGAAAGTTAAGACCGGAACTCTTAAGGGAGTATCCGTCGGGTATATGGTTGAAATCTGGGAAGAGGTAGCAGCAAACAAAAAATCAAGCGACGGAAGATTTACCGGGCCTTGCGACATTGCTACGAGATGGACTCCCTACGAGATATCAATAGTGAGTATTCCGGCAGATCCTACAGTCGGAGTCGGAAGATCGCATCAGGCTAAGACAGAACCGGAAAACACAGAAACAAAGAGCACGGGAACAAGCGGCTTTTACTATCTGGAAAAGCAGCTCCAAATAAATAATAACAAATCCTTAGGAAGGAGAAAAAACAAATGAGAGAAGCATTACTTAGAAGGCAGCAGGAGCTTCTTGACACAGCAAGAGCCGCTGGACGAGAGCTTACTGCCGAAGAGCAGAACGAGTGGGACAACATTCAGAGACAGCTTGACGAGTTAGACGCTGCTGAAAGACAGGCAGAGGCTCAGGCTAACGCTCAGAATCAGGCAACACCTGACCTTGAAGCAGTTAGAACAGCTGAAAGAAACCGTATCCGTGAGATTGAGAACATCTGCGGCCATTTCGGTATCGAGAGTGCATCCTACGTTAACAGCGGAATGAGTGTTGAAGGCGTACGCCAGGCAGTTCTTTCAAAACTTATGGAGAACGGTGCACCCATTTCAGCAAGAGGAACAGCTGATGTAACAGTTACCGCATCAGAAGAGGACAAGTTCCGTAGAGCAGCCGGTGACGCTCTTGTTATGAGATCAGGTATCGAGGTTGAGAATCCGGCAGAAGGCGCAAGAGAGCTTATGTCTATGTCACTCCGTGATATGTTCATTGAGACAGCAGGCGAGGCCGGGCTTAACCGTAAGTCAAGCGACGAGCTTTTCACAATGGCAAACAGACAGTTCTTTAACCCTACAGCTGCTTTTCCTTCAATCCTTGACAATGCTATTAACAAGGCATACGTTGAGGGACACAAGAAAGCACAGGTAACATTTGACCGTTTCACCAAGAAAGGCACCTTAAAGGACTTCAAGGTAAACGACAACAATTATCTGGCTGGACCTACAGGCGAGTTCTTACTTGTACCTGAAGGCGGAGAGCTTAAGCATGACAAGCCCTCAGACGAGAAGCTTCCTACAAGACAGTTAAAGACCTATGGCCGTCAGTTCACCCTGACACGTCAGGCATTCATCAATGATGATATCGAGCTTGTAACTTCTCTTCCTGCAAGATATGCAGCATCAGCAAGAAAGACCATCAACAAGCAGGTTTACGAGATTATAGTAAACAATGCTACAATCTATGACGGAACAGCACTGTTCACATCAGGCCACAAGAACCTTCTTGCTACCGGTATCGGCATCACCCAGGCCGCACTTCAGAAGATGATTATGGCTCTTCAGACACAGACAGACCAGTTCGGACAGCCTATTATTGTTCGTCCTGCTGTACTTGTTGTTCCCGTTGGTTTGGCATTTGAGGTTTACACAGTACTTCACAGTGCAACAATCAACACAAGCGGCAATACTCAGGCAGTTAACCCTCTGTATCGCTACGCTAACAGCATTGAGGTTGTAGAAGATCCTACAATCAATGTACTTTGCGGCGGCTTTGGTAACACTATGCCCTGGTTCCTCGTTGGAGCAAAAGAGGATACCGCATTCATGGAAGTTGATTATCTCAACGGTCAGGAAATTCCTACCATTCGCAGAATGGAAGTTGCCGGACAGCTCGGCTTCGTTTGGGATATTTACCTTGATTGGGGCGTTAACGTTATGGACTTCCGTGGAGCAGTTAAGAACCCCGGCACAACGGTTGCTAATCCGTTATCATGATAAGGAGGTAAAAAAAGACATGGCTACAGCTAAATACTGGCAGAGAGGCGAAAGCCTTGATTACCCTAATGGAAGCGGTTCAAAGATTACTGCCGGCACTGTTGTTACTCTTGGCAGTGGCGCAACAGGAAGAATCGGCGTAATCGGTAATGATATTCCTGATGGCGATGTTGGAAGCGTTCATGTTACCGGTGTATTCGAAGTGGCTAAGACAAGCACGAATGCTATCGCTTTAGGCACTGACGTTTATTTTGACGGCACCGGCATCACCGAGGCTTCAAACGACGGCGGCGGAACACCCGTTTACTATCCCAAGGCAGGTTTTGCGGCAGCGGCAGCAGCTGCATCTGATACAGTGATCCTTATAAAGATCGGTTAAAGGAGGCGGCTTATGGCTACTACCAAAAAGAAAACCGTAACTAAATCCGTAGAGCCTATAGAGACGAGCTTTGAAGAAACTTCATCAACGAGCGAGCAGGAAGGGGCTGTTGAAAATACAGCCCCCGAAGGCGAGCACGACAATGAGAAGCTTGTGGCAAAGAGACTCATACTCTACAGGTCAAGGCAGTACCACGAAGGCGAGACGTTACCGGCAGATGATTCTGAAATGGTAGCGGCTTGGCTGTACTATAAAAGTGCTGCATGGGTACCGAAGGAAGAAAGCAAGGCACCGAAGGCGGCTATGGCCACGGCGGAGCCGGGACTTTTCGGAAAAGTATCCAACGGAGAGAAGGACATAGACGGTAATGATCTTGTAGGCAAAGTACCTAAGACTGCTCAGAGAAAGAAATAAGGAGAACGGATATGTCAGCATTCAAGGATATAATTCATAACGACTGTTCGGATGTGTTCCTGAACATTGAGGAATTTAGCGACGAACATATAATCAATGGCCAGACGTTGAAATGTCAGGTGGATGATTACGAACAGATATCCCGTGAAAAGAGATATCAGTACAACCGTTCACTGCACGGAGACGGAATATACCTGAAGGAAGTTATGATATATGTTCTTGCAGACGAGTTCAACAAGCATTTCAACTCTCTACCGGCAGTCGGAAGGACACTGATACTGGACGGACGAAAGTATCTTGTTTCTGATGCACAGGATGAATACGGGATATACTCCATTTCTTTAGGCTCTAACGAGACTTAAAGGAGGGCGAGATATGATAGGTTATAAGGTTTCAATCGAAGGACTGGCAGAGCTGGAAATGGACTTAGGCTTGTCGAGAGACAAGACAGGATACATCCTGAGAGCTGCCATAAACAATACGGCAAAAGTAGTTGAAAGACAGATGGCATCAAAAGCCAAAGACAGATATACGCTTCAGGGCGGATATCGGAGCTACAGAGCAGTAAACAAGATTGAAAAGGCAAAGGGAACCAAGCTTTACGCCACAATAGTTGCAAAGAGTAAAGCAAAGGACACTTTGAAATATACCGTAAAGCCTGAAGTTTACTATCCCGGAAGTGTAGGAGCACCGGACTATATCAAAGCCAAAACCTTAAAGGGTGCCAGAATTAAAAAGATGGGACTCCGGTTAGGCTCAGGCGGAGATGAATACAGGGCGTTTGTAGTCAGATATACAAACGGACACTTTGCTTTTGCAGAGCGTGTACCGGGAACCCACATGAAAGATAAACCCTGGAAAGAAGCTTTAAGGTCCTTGTATTCTACAACCGAAGCCAAAGGCGAAGAAATAGTTTACAAGCAGAAGATAGACAGTACGGTGTACGGAACCTTAGCCGAAGAGATCAGGAAGACTATACCAAAGTATGTTAAATAGCTGGAGGATATATGACACCACTTGAACTGATTGATGCTTTGGAAGAAGAGCTTAACGAACTGTTTAAGGATTGGAGGTACAAATGTAAAAAGGGCGACCTCATACCGATAAACGTTTACAAGCAGGACCTGCCGAAGCTGGATATTGATTATTCTCAGGACGAAATGCCGGTACCCTATATCATAATCAGACTGATAAGGGGAAATGATACAGGGGAGAGAAACAGTAACTACGTTGTGTCCGTGTGTCTTATAGCCGCTGTTTGGGACGGAGATAACGACAGTCAGGGATACAGGGATCTACAAAATATCTTCCAGGAAATATATTTGAGGTTTCACAGGGATAACAACCTCAGAAATAAGGCTGCTTATACCGGAGAATGGAATTGGGTAGCACAGGAAGATAATTACTATCCGTACTTTATCGGAGCGTGCAATCTTGATTTTAGGATAGCCGCAGTCAGAAAGGAGGATCCTTTTGCATGAAACCTAAGAAGCAGAAATCAGAGGATGTTAAGTCCAAAGAGATAGAACAGGAAGATGTACAGGAAGTTAGCGTTACCATTGACGGTGGCGAGCTTACTGCCGAAGTTGCACCGGTGCAACCGAAAAAGGCAGCAGAGCAGAACTTAATGTATATCGGGCCGACGATTCCTAATCTTATCAGACACGGAATAGTCTATGCTGATGGAAAGCTGCCCCAGAAGATTGAAGATGCAATAACATCATACAAGCCTATGAGACAGTTGTTTGTCACGATAGACGAGATCCCGTCGGCAGTCAAGGAAATAAAACTTAAAACCGGAGCGTTGGCTATCATTTACAAGAATGTAGCCCAGCGTATCAGGGGTTAAACAAAATAACAGGAGGAAAAAAAGATGCCTTACAATCACGGTATTAGGATTATGGAAAATCCTACAAGCATTCCTGCACCTGTGAGTACTGATGGTTTCGTTCCGGTTTTTGTAGGAACATCAGCAGTTAACTTAGCGGCAGACATTTCAAAAGCAGTCAACAAGCCTATACTTTGTAATACATTTGCAGAGTTTGCAGACGCTTTCGGATATTCTGACGACTATGACAGCTACACCTTAAGTGCTTGTGCAGATGCAATGTTCAAGGCTTTTGGAGTAGGTCCGGCAGTTTTCATCAACGTGCTCGATCCTTCAAACGCTAATCACAAAGCAGCATACACCGAGTCAATCACTCTTTCAAACAAGGTCGGTGTCAGCACATCAAAGGGAGTCCTGATTGACAATGATCTCGTTGTCAAGAACGGAGTCACCGTTCTTGATATTGACGACGATTACACAGTAGAGTACGACGCAAACGGTTATGTAGTATTCACTGTTCTTGCTGCCGGTGTTACAGCGATCAATGTTACCGGCTATAAGCTTGCTCCTACAGGAGTTACCGCAGCAGAAATTATAGGATCCTATTCAACTTCTACAGGTGTTTATACTGGTATCCAGTGTGCAGACGAAGTTTACACAAAGCTTCAGGTTGTACCCTCGCTTTTAGCAGCTCCCGGATTCTCAAAGACAGCTTCAGTAGGTCTTGCTCTTTCAGAGAAGGCTTACAAGCTTTCAAGCAAATTCCGTTGTGAATGTGTAGTTGATATCGACTCCACTTCAAGCGGTGCTCAGGTTTATACTGACGTAGCAGCTAAGAAGGCAGCAGCTGGTTTCCTTAACGAGAATATGATCTGTGTTTGGCCTATGGCTATGTATGCCGGAAAGAAGATGCCTTACTCGGCTCTCTATGTTGCTATGTGTGTTTATACAGATATCAACAATGAGAACGTTCCCAGCCTTTCACCTTCAAACAAGCCTATTAAGGCAAGTGCTATGTGTGATGCTGACGGCAACGAGATCTATCTTGACGACGATCAGGCAAACGAGCTTAACGCTATCGGCGTAGTTACAGCTGTTAACCATAACGGTTTCCGTTCATGGGGCAACAATACAGCAGCATATCCCGGAACAACAGATCCTAAGGACAGATGGATTGCTTGCAGAAGATTCTTCTCATGGTGGGGCAACCGCTTTATCGTTACCTACGCTGAAAAGATTGATGATCCTGCAAACTACAGACTTATTGAGTCCTTCGTTGATTCTGAAAATGTATTTGCTAACAGCCTTGTTGCATCTGACAAGTGTGCCGGTCTCCGCATGGAGTACCGCCAGGAAGATAACCAGATAGGTGATGTATTGAACGGCAAGATTGTATTCAGAGAGTACCTTGCTCCTTACACTCCTGCTGAGTATGTACTTGACATACTTGAATATGATCCTTCAATGGTTGAAGAAGCACTTGGGGGAGGTGAAGCATAATGGGTAACGAGAGACTGATACCTGAGATTATCAACAACTACAATGTGTACGGCAAGGGCAACAAGTGCATTGGTGTAACCGGTGCTACCACCCTTCCTACAATGGATGCCATCACTGAGACAATCAACGGAGCCGGAATACTCGGAACTTATGAGACTTCCGTTCCCGGACAGTATGGTTCCTTAGAGCAGGAGATCAACTTCAGAAACCTTGATGATGATGTATTTTCTATCATGGATCCTTCAACACCCGTAGATATCACTATGAGAGGTTCGGAGCAGCTGACAGACAGAGGCACCGGAGCACTCACCTACAGACCTGTTAGGATCGTAGAAAGAGGCAGACTTAAGAAGTTTGATCCCGGCAAGCTTGAAAACGGTAAGATGATGGAGAGCAAGGTTACTCTTGAACTTTTCTACTACCTCATTGAGGTAAACGGAAAGGTTGTTATGGAGTATGACAAGCTTAACAGCGTTTACAAGATCAAGGGTAAGGATATGCTGGCCAAGATCAAGGCTTACAGCTGATCGTAACATATTCCTTTTCAATAGTACCGGCTGGCAGGCTATACAGCCGAAGCCGGTACTTTTTGTATATTAAACCATTTACACAAAGAAAAGAGGTAAAGACATGGATAACGAACTTAATTACGCAGCAGAAGAGAATGACGAAGAGTTTGAAAAGGCTCTCGGATTTGATGCAGAAGAAAAAGAAACTGACGAAGAAGAAAACAAACTCATAGTTGAATTTAAGAAACCCTTTGTATTTGAAGGTGAGACTTATACCGAGTTAAACCTTGAAGGACTGGAAGAGCTGACAGGTGCGGACCTTGCAAAGATTGACAGGGCAGTTAGAAAAAAGAACGCTGACGATCTGGTACCGGAAATGTCACTTGACTACGCTCTTGCCTTAGCAGCAAGGGCAACAGGACAGCCCATAGAGTTTTTCAAGGCACTTCCTTTGAAGGATTGTAGGAATGTGAGGAACAAGGTAAGGTCTTTTTTATTCAATTAGGGATAGGCATAAAAGACATACGAGAAATCCGTAAAATAAACATCCAGCTCTCTATGACGTTGCGGACAGGATTAGATAGCCTGTCTGCAATGCCGATAGGGGAATGGGTAGACACTATAAGGGAAGTTGGTGAGGTAATAGATGAACGGAAAAGAATACAAGCTAATGGTAAGAATCGCCGGTGAAATCGACAAGACTTTCACTAATACCCTTAAGCAGACTAAGAAAGAGGTCAAGAAGCTGAAGCAAATGACAGCTGATGAAACATTTTCGGTTCTTGACCAGGGCTTTAACAAGATTGAAAGTGTCGGCAAAAAAGCCTTGAACACTATAAAGCGAACGGCAGAGCTTGCAGCGGTGGCAGTCGCAGGTATTGGCACCGCCGCAACCAATGCAGGAATGGAATTTGAAGCCGCTATGAGCACGGTACAGGCTATTAGCGGAGCAGACAGCTCACAGATGGACGAGCTGACAGAAAAAGCAAGGGAACTGGCAAGGACAAGCATTTACTCCGGTACAGAAGTAGCTGACGCTATGCAGTACATGGGTATGGCAGGATGGAAAACAGAAGAGATCCTGGCAGGTATCGAGCCGGTACTTGCACTTGCTACGGCATCAGGAGAAGAGTTTGCACTTGTATCTGATATCGTAACAGACAACCTCACGGCCTTTAACATGAAGGCAGAGGAAGCAGGGCGAATGGCTGATGTAATGGCCGCCGCTGCTATGAACAGCAATACAAATGTCGAGAAGATGGGAGCAACGTTCAAGTACGCAGGTTCAGTTGCCGGAGCTTTGGACTTCACGATTGAAGATGTGGCTATTGCCACAGGTCTTATGGCTTCCAGCGGCGTTAAGGCTAATATGGCCGGTACTGCACTGAGAAACATCTTCACGAGAATGGTTAAGCCTACAAAGGATGCACAGAAGGCAATGGATGCTTTCGGCGTATCCATAACGGAAATAGATCCCACAACGGGAGAAGAAAAGATTAAGTCGCTTATGGATATCATGCTACAGATGAGAGCAAATGTAAGCGGCAAGTCACAGGACGAGATTAAAAAAATGGTATCAGGTCTTACCGGCGGAGAGTTATCAGCTGATGAAAAGAAATTCTATGAGAACTTATCAGAGGACGAGCTTGACGCTTTGGTACTTGCGGAAGAACTGACGCAGGCAGAACAGGAAGCATACAAGGCTATGTCACAGGTTGAAAAAG